CATAGCGGTGTCTAGTAATTCTGTACTACTACCAAACACAGTGGGATTTTTTATAAGTCCAACCCTAGCGAAGTCATTACCTTCAATAATATCAGGGTTAGTTTCTAAAGTTTCAAATCTAGAATATAGTAAAGCTCTGTATGCCCCTAATTCTCTGTAAATATCATATCCGTGGCCACCTTTGGGTGGAATGATGACACTAAAACCAGCAACAGACGTAGTTCCTATTCCAGTATTGGTAAGGTTAGCAAGAACACCGCCAGACTCACTGCCAGGAGCGCCTGGGAAGAACTGTATGGATCCGTGGGTATATCCTTCTCCTCCGTCAGTAACAAATACTTCAGATACCTTTCCGAAAGAATCAATCGTAATTGTAGCCTTTCCTCCTGATCCATCTCCGAGAATTGGAACATTGGCAAAAGATGTAGAGATCGGTTGATAGTTAGAGCCTCTATCATTAACAACAACAACTTCGATCTTTCCATCTATAGCATTAGCCTTTGTTGCAACAGTCTCGCCTTGGTTGCCCCAGTTTTCGGGCACTGGTATGTATTCAATAGAGTCAAATTTAACGATTTCTGATGGTTTAATCGTATAAAGATATTTCCAAACATAACCATCGCCACTAGTGCCAGCTGCCCTTGGCTCAAGGTCAACAAATGTGGGTTGGTCATATGAAGGCCTTCCCTTTGGGTTCTCAGGGTCTGATCCATTTTGGAGACAAATGTAAACTTTCAAGTCTTCATTTACTATGTAGTAATTTGAATCGTACAAACTACCTTGTGAAGTAATTGGTGTTAAATTGTAAATATTATAGTCATGTCTGTACATCTCAAAGGTTGTACCAGCAACCCATGATACTTTCCTAACAAGTCTGCGAACATCTTTGTCAGTAACTTTCTTCATTGCAATGATAGACTCCTTTATAGAGTATTCTTCCTCGAATCCATCAAGAGGTGAAGGGGTGTCGGTTGCCCATGTGGCAGTACCGCCTGCCTTTGGCTCTATGGAATTTGGTAGTCCCATAAAGGCGTAGTATTTGTTAACAGTAGATCCGACTCCGACAAAACTCTGTACAAAAGTTTCGGCATTTAAAATTCTAAACTGTTCGGATATTATGGCAGGCATTTTAAAAAAACTAGTCTTTTTGTTTTATTTAGGGGTTAAGTTAGTGGTTTAGTTCTGGCTACTACGGCAGCAGTAGATAATCCTACGTTACCGTTCATGGAATTCACGAGGAAACTTGTTGGATTACCAGCACCACGATTCTGATATCCAAGGAATTTACCCCAACTATATTTACCCCAGAACGTATCGGTAGTTGCAGTCGTACCAACACCAACTTGGATTTTGTTATTTCCAAATGATACAGGGCCTGGTAAGAAAGCACATGTTACAGTCGCTAATCCAGATACAGCATCACCAATTGTGACCTGTTCAACTCTGAACACACCACCGAGATAATCACCAGCAGTTACCATACCAACAACCTGATTAGAACCGCTTGAAGTGGTAATACCTGTGAGTGCATGACCAACAACTAATGAACTATCATATATGGTAAAGTAATCTCCCTTAGACAATCCAGTAAAATCAACTCCAAGTGAATTTAATGAGGAATATCCATAACCTAAGTTAGTATTATCATTAAATTGAGATTTGAGTGTAAACTCAAGTCTAGGTAATGTTGTACTGTTGCCTGGTAAGTATGTATTTATTCCTACAATATCACCAAAGTCTCCTATTGCATCAACTGAGAATATATCTTCACTCTTAGTACTATCTGATTCTACGATTACTGGTGGATTACTTCCAACCTTGTAACCAAATCCACCGTCTGTAATTGTTACAGATGTAATAACACCAGCAGTTACAGAAGAGGTTGCAGCAGCCCTATTGATTACTGGATCTGCATAGAAAGTGGTTGTTCCTGATCCAACTGTAATAACTCTTCTACTTGAGAAATCGCCGTATGGAGTGTCCACTAAGTCACGAATCTCATTAGGATGATCTATGTCTCTCTTATTCCAGTTTGCAAGATCAAATGAGTAATAAAGATCACCGACTGTAGAAATACCAACGTATAGATTATCAAAGTATTTAATTTTAGCAAAGTCAAACCCAGCAGGGTGTTGAGTACCAGCTGGTAATTGTTGACTCCAAGGTTGCCAGAAGTTTTTATCGGTTGAAATACCAATTGTTCCATTATCACCAACAACAATAAATCTACTACCATCATAAATGACATCATTCAAATCAAAGACTGTATTACTTACTTTTGTAGACCAACCAGTTCCATCATTTGATGCAAGAATTACACCACCATTACCAACAGCTATAAATTCTGATTGACCAAAAGTAACAGCATTTAGTTGTTGTAGTGTTCCTGAGTACTGACTGAAAGCTTCAGCAGTTGTAAGACCAACAGCGGTGAATATAGATCCAGCAGCACCAACTGCCACCCATGTATTTGTAACTCCTTCCCAGACAACATCTTGGAAGTTACCCTGATATGTACTGTCAACTGTTAAAACTTGTCCTATAGCAGGTATTTGTCTTTGTTCTTTTAGGTCAATAGGAGTCCATGTTGAAATACTATTACCTATAGAAACTGCTCTAGCCAAGGAGGCAAAATCTCCAGCTGCCATCGCATAAACATCAGAAGTTCCGCTATTTCCTACGCCAACACCATTAAAGGTTACAGTTCCACCAAATCCAATTCTACCTCTTTCCCAGAATGTTCCACTCTTAGTATTCATGTAGAAACTACTCTTACCAACAGCGATATATGGATCTTCTTTAGAAATTGCCTTAAATTCAATAGATGATGTGATACCAGTGATTGCATCAAACTCCCAAGCAGAAATTGGATCTTGACGTTCAATCAATGCACTTGATATTGCGACAGTTGGGTTGGTTAGATTTGCATATCCAGTTCCACCAAAACTTACAGTCAAAGATGATATGCTGGATGATGTAGAAACTTGTGAAGTTACAATTCCAGGCTCTACATTTTTATCTTCAAAGATAGTAACATTTCTTTCAGACTGTGTTAACTTATCAATAGCGTTGAATACTGGGAACGCATTATTTACATAGAAACTATCATCTAAATCGCCAACGTTCTTAATAATTCTAGTTGTGGGTAAAACCCTACTCTTCAATGCTGGTCTGGATTTAGGAATTAGAACACCAGATAGTATTTTATCTGATCTTTGTTTTTCCCATGATAGAGGCCTTTCTTTATTCTGATCTGTACTAATTCCTAGACTGTTATATGTGAATGTTTCTAGAACATCAGAGGCAACTATTCTCTTAGATGTTCTTTCAAACTGATCTCTGTCTAGTGGATCAAATCTATTTTCTTTGATTCTAACAATATCACCAGGCTTCAATGATGCAACTGGATCAACAGTTTCAACGTCTCTCTTAGATCCCCTAAAGTAGAATACAGAACACTTAGAGTTTGGTTTTGGTGCCTCACTAAAGATGATTCTACTACCCTTAAAGGTATAAGCAGACTGTGGAGTCTGTAGAATATCATTAACGTAGATAAAGATATTATTAGTAATATCCATATCACTTCCAGGCAGAGTCTTAAGACTTAGGATTTCTGTTACACCACTATTTGTTACAGACAAGGTAAACTTGGTTCTAGTTCCATTGAAGAATTGTGATATATCATCAAATAATATAAACTGGCCTGGATAGAATCCAGAGAATGTATCACTCTCAAGTTCCTCTACTGTTAGTTTAAATTCAGTTAGAACACCTACTCTTGGATCTGTAACAATACCAGAAACAGTTAGTTCTTCACTTACTTTAAACGCAGTTCCTTCTTCGGTGATATTAAATTCAGATATATTTCCGTCCACATTGATACGGAAATCTACAGTAGCATTTGTACCAATACCAGTTGAACCACCATAATATTCTAATGATCTATTGAAATATCCATCTGGTTCTGCAATATCAACAAATACTGGTTTATCAATTCTACCACCTCTCTTGAATATAGCTCTTTCTGTTGTAAGTCCTGATTGAATTCTAAACTTAGCAGCATCAATTTTTTCGACAACATCAAATCCAGAGAATCCCTGTTCTATAGAAGAAGCAATTCTCTTACCTTGTTGTGAAAGTCCAGCTCTGGCATAGTTGTGATCCACTGTTGAAATACCAACATTAACAACGTATGACTTACTATCAATAATCTTATCAACAAATGTACCACCAGATGCAAAGTCTTCACCGCTTGGAGAGTTATTTCTAAGTCTAGGTGCAAGTATAACACCTTGAATCTTACCACCAGAGTTATAGAAACTAGGTGTGGTAGATGGTCCTACCTGTGTTTCAATCTGTGTATTATTAATAACTCTAGTGATCAGTGAACCATTGTAATATGGATCTCCTCCCTTTGGATAGAACTGTTTTGTAGCATAGTTATCTTGAGAACATGAGAATAGAATAGATTCAGTTTTCAATTTAACATTTCTACCAACACCAGCTGCGGTTGTGATTCCATGAACTGCTGGTAAAAATGCAGTCATGATACCAATAGATTCATTGTAATCTGCATGATTGATATTATATTCTACTCTTGTAGAAACACCAACATTTACAGCTACATTATTAGAAGTTACGGAAATTGGATATAGAGCAGTGGCATGTGCAGGGTCTGTAGTTCTAGGATATGCGTGT